TTGAAGGACTTACAGTTGGAGCGTAATCGGATACGTCCTTTTCAATTGTATAGACACCTGGGGAAATGAAGTTAGCCATAATTATTTTTTACTTTTTAGATGATTTGCAGGAGCTGTCTCCGCTGAAGTTCCATACACAAATCAGTGATGGATTTTCGTGGAACAGAAATATTTTCGCCTGAACGTAGACAAATGTGTTCGAACTGACGACCCGACTTGAGGACAATTTCTAAGTCTTGTCCTGCGACATTAATGATAGTTGCTGTTTTTGAAGTCATAATATTTCCTCTTCCTTATATTATTTAGAGGGATACCTAATGGAAAAAGGTAGAATTATTTTTATTTATGTGGCATCCGGGGTGGAAGAAGTAGGGTATAAGGTTTGTAGTTCGGTACCAGAGGGGTTAAGGTTAGCTTGATTCATAGTACCTTCGGGCTGAATTTTAAAGTCGTACTTCATTTCTGAGATGTCTCCGTTAGACTGTATTTGGTATTGTCTAGTAGGCATATAGGTTTCCACTTTAAAAGTGATTGTTTTTCTAACTATACGGTCTTGTCTGTCGGGGACATTGAATGTTGAGTTATCAGATACAGCTGTAATAAATGCACATGCATTCGTCATAAAATCTGTTTCTACTCGTAAATGAGGACGGAATAACTGCATTACATATTCTAACAGTTGATTCATATCTTCAACATACCTCGACCATAAATTTAATTGGTAGGTAATATTCACAGCTTTAGGGGCTAAGGAAGCTACTCTTGTGTGTCGTCGAGTTTCTTTATTGTGTATGGTCCAATACTCAATATCAAAATCAGGGCGCCTTCTTTCCTCATCTTCCTCAGTGTCGCTAATAGCTAATGTCATTAAAGGGAGAGTTAAGTTCCTGGTTTTAAATAACATGGCAATTGCTCGCTCGTAATTAGCATAAAAACAAGGAACGTCAGCGATTTTATTGTCTGTTCCAAGTATTTGTCCTGTACTCAGAAGACCTAGCAATTCTTTAGAAGTCGCTCGGTAAAACTCTAGGCTACGAAAATTTTTATTTTCTCTTTCAAACAATTGTTTCTTAATCGTAAATCTATTAGATATCCTTTTTCCGTTATACTTAATAGACTTAGTTCCATCCGGCACATTGTGTGGATAGTTAGGAAACGGGGTCCCTGATACAAAAACCATTAGTAAGTTGTAAAGGCGGCTGGCTCTTCAATTTCTTGAAGCAATTGTTCTTCGAGAAGAGCCATCTCACGCTCAGACTCCTGTGTTAAGGTTGCACCGTTTAAGCGAGCTCCTCCTTGAGGAGAAGGTAAATCTGCATACTTACCTCGAATCCCTCCTAGAATTCCTTTTGCGATAGCTAATGCATATCTTTGAATCCACGATAAGAAATAGTGATGTAGAGTTTCGGAGTTAAGAGCTTTATACTCAATAACTACATCCTGTGCATCCCCATCCATCGGAGTAGGATAAACCATAAGATATTTATTATTTACTATTTGCATGGAACCATCGCGCCCTAGAATCTTACGTATTTGTTTAAGATGCATTTTCATTAATAGGAAATCTCCTACAGAGAAATCTTGAAAGAGAAAATTATCTTGGAAATACTTAATAAAGAAATCCATTTCTAAAGACTGTCCTGCTAAGGGAATACTAAGTAAGGTTTTCTTATACGCAGCATACCTAAAATTATTAACCATAAACGACGGTAGCTCGTACATGTTAATATTAGCAGACGTTGAGAAAGATGCTAGTTGTGTACACCAATCAGGTGCATGGTAATCTAGCTTACTAATTGCTTCGTCTATAGCCGTTAGTATCTGAAAGTCTGAGAGCTCTACTCGGACTATGGGAGCGCCTAGTCGAGCTTGAACAAAATCTTTAATGATTGTGTAAAAACGATTAAACTCCACAGTATCGCTAAAATACCTGCGGTTAATAGAATCATAAGGGATATCGCCTGAAGGAGCTACGAAGTTGTCGTTGGTTGTTCCTGCTCCTTCTCTTACCGCATTAAACGGACCCCATACGAAATTTGGTTTTCCTGGAAACTGTGCCATTGTATTATTATATATGGAAGAAGCCCAGCCAAAAATGACTGGGCTTCCTTTATTAATTCACTAAGAAGTCTTAGTATGCTAATCCAGTTCCAGCAGCTTTTTGGAATGGAGTTAGTAGGTATCGGCTATCAGCGCCTACAATACGGATGATACGGTAGAAACGTGACGCTGGATTAATTTGAGTAGTCGCATAACGAGTAATCAAACCTTTCCTTGGTTGGAACGTTTCTGGGTCCGTGATTGTTGGTAGCATTTGGAGCGGAATGTACGGTGAGTACACGAATCCGGCATCCATAGGCGAGTTGCCTTTGTAACCAACCATCATTTCATCTTCAGGGTAGAGAGGGTCGACGTAAACGTCGTATTGACCCATCCACTTACCTTTGTATTCGATAGTAGCGCCAAGTTGACCTGATTGGTCTTGACCAACACCACCTTCTAGCTTAGCAGCTGACTGAAGCATCGCAGCAATCAATGGAGAGCATACGAGCCAGTTAGCAGCACCACGTAGAGTCGTGCGGTAAATGTCTTGAGAAGCAAAGTTAACTACGGCAACTAGGTTGCTGTAGACTTCACCTACGTGACGAGGAGCGAGCCCGAGAGCTGTTGTTCCAAAATCAACGTAAAAGACGTTTGAGCCATAATCTTCAGTAGGCATTCCTACACCGCCACCTTGGCTTGAGTTAGGTTGACCTTCGCCATTATTAGCACCAAACGGTTGAGCAAAAGTAAATGAACCTTGAGGTCCACCTTCTAGACTGTTACCGAAGCTGTTTGAATTACCTTGGTTCCAGTTTTCTGAACCAAAGATAGGCTTATTGACGCCATCAGAGTCATCGAAGCCATACGCTAATGAGCGGATAGACTCTACCAATTCACGGTCGATTTCCAAAGCAACTTCCTTAGAAAGAAGCTCAGTCAATTCACGCTCTAGGTCCAAGTTGTGGTAAGCACGAAGGTCTTGTGAAGCTTCCAACGTCCATAGGGCGCGGAACTTACGAGTACGTGCAGTTACAGCTTGTTGTTCGATTGTGAAGTTAACTTCAGGAATACCTGAGCCTGCCAAACGCTCGCCAGCTGACACAAAGTATTGAGCAGCAACAAGTGTTGATGTTGGGAAAGCAGCAATTTTACCGCCTGCAGTACCAGATGCCCAAGTAGTCGTAGCACCACCGGAAAGACCATGAGTGCCAGCGGCACAGTCATAACCGAAATCACCCGTACCAAGCTTACCGGTAGCACTGTCTAGAGAGCCGATATTGCTTTGTGATTGAGCAACGTTACCTCCGTATACCATGCGGTATTTAGAGTAAACTACTTCACCACGAGTGCGGTTGCCATTTTTACCTGAACGGTTGTAACCTAGATAGAAAATCTGGGAAACAGGTCCTTGCATTGGCTGTACGCCACAAATTTTGTTGGCGATTAGTTCCGGGAATACACGGCGAACGAGAGGGAAAGCAAATTTTTGGAACGTGCCGAGGTTACCCACGGTAGTTGCTTCTTCAAGAGTACCATTGTCATTAGCGTTCTCAGTAAGAATGCTCTTGGCTTGGTTCTCCAAAAGAACGGCGGTCATCTGACGAGTCGAGTCGTCCGAGATTCCTTCCAGAATTGGCTCCCACTTCTCACAAAGGGACGTTGCTAATTTTTCGTTTAACATAATATTAATTTACCTTATTGTGGCTAAGGTTAAGCACGTCTTCGGTTAAGAAGATGTTGTTAGCCGCTTCCGGAGAAGGACGACTCGAATCAGTTTCATTTGTAATTACAACTGCACTTTCAGAAGACTTAAACGGAAGTTTATTGTTTTCTGTTAATGACTTGTTGCTTTCATTTAGACTCTCTACTTTATTAACAAGTATTGAGTTTTCGTGAAGAGAATTTGTAAGTTTGAAGTTTATTGTTTCAAGACTCTCTTCCAATTCCGCAATTTTAGTTTCTTGTTTAGATACTGCTGAATCGACATCTTGTGCCTCTACTTCAGCTGCTACCATTGCGCGGATGTTTTCATAAATACGGAAACCGCGAAGAACATTATCATCCGCTTCGATTTCTGCTTGAGCTACATCTTTAAGTTGCTCTACTTTAGAGCGCAAAAAGCCACTTACTTTGGCTTCCATAAGTTTTACTTCTTCAGCCACTCTATCATCAACCGCGCCCTCAACAAGTTTTAATACTTCTTGAAGACCAGTTTGGGATAGACCGTCTGGCAGTAATTCAGCGATTTGTTCGATTCTTTTGTTCATGAGAATATTTCCTACTGTTTATATCTACTAGGTTTAAGAAAAAAATGAGTTATTTTTATTTGCTTAATGAGTGTTTTAAAGCTGTTAAATAAATTCTTTCTGCTTCTAGGTTGTTGTGGAGGTCATCTATGGAGCGTTGATTCTCCATTAGATTCTTATGTTCCACGAGGGATGGGAAGGCATTTTGGCATGACGGGTCGGCTACCATGTCCCAAGTAATCATACGTAGATTGTCTTGGACCATGTAAGCATCCTCTTTTATGTCATGTTCTACGCTACCTGTAGCGCGTGAAGAGATGCCTATACGAACACCAGCCTTTACTAACTCTTGTAGTATACGTCCTGATGGTGTGTCTAGGAATTCTGCTTCTCCGATTAGAGATTTGCCTTCCATCTTTAAATCGGTTATAATATGAGATACATTGGAAAGATGAACTACTTCATCGTTCGGGTGGTCTAGTTCGCCACATAGGCGACGCTCACTCAAAAGGGGTTGAAGTTTCTGTACCTCTCGTTCTAGCAATTGTGTAGGATAAATACGACCATTACCATTTTTCCGTTCCGCTTCACTAAAGATGCCACGTACTTTCATACTTTTATTTTTTCCTTTAGCTTCGCTAAGGATTTGCAGTGGTTGAAATTCGTTAAAGTCGCGTAGTAACATTAGGCTTTTAGATAGGCTAGAAAATCAGAGTGTGATTTTGTTTTATTTTTTTTCTCCCTTTTCTGGGGAGCGGTTTTAGTGATATTGGTATTTCCTGGTATTGTGGCTTTCTTGGGGTCCAAACCCCCTTGCTTTCCTCCAGCGAAATTAACCCCCAGATTTCCAACAGTAGTAGCCTCTTGAATTTTTTGAATGATTCGCAAAGCTTCGTTTAAAGTATCTACTTCTTGGGAAGTTACGGAAACAGAAGGAGCTTGTGTAGATTCAACTATTTGCTCCTCTTTCATTTCTTCAACTTCGACGCCAGGAATATTTTTTAAAAAAGCATGTCGTTGTCCATCAGACATTTCCATGAGTGTGTCATCAGGATTCATCGCGGGCATATGGGCTTGGTGACCTGTATTAGGGTCATGAGGATTCTTGGTAGGGTCCGTTAAGGCTCCTCCTAGAATCTCATCAGCCATTTGCGCGTAGGATTTAGACATTATTATTTTGCGGCGTCTCGCGCAGCTTGCGCTTCTGCTTCAGCTTTTTCTTGAGCAGTTACCTTTTCCCTCTCGTTGTGCCTCTTAAGAATGGCATCATTCTTAGCGAGCTCGGCGTCAAGGTCAAACTCAGTTAACTTTTTCTTTTTTTTTTGACAAAGTCTAGCTTACCTGGGTGAGTCTTAGACTTGTCACCTTTACGTTGGTCAGTAGTGAAATCTCCTTTATCGCCTTTCTTAGACTTGACATTAGACTCATCACCTTTACGTTCACCAGTTTCGAAGTCGCCTTTATCGCCTTTCTTAGACTTTTGGTTAGACTTGTCACCTTTGCGTTCACCGGTTTCGTAATCAGCTTTATCGTCGTCCTTGTCTTTATCGGCAGACTTATCACCTTTCTTCTTACCTTCATCAAGCTTCACGTATACTTTGCCGTCCATTTCGTAAATGTCACCTAAAGAAAACTCAGAGTCATCGAAAGTAACATCACTAATAAAAAGGTCTGCGTGAGACTCATCTAGTTGAGCTGTGGTGTCGTTATCTAGTTCTTCAGCTACAACAAACAAATCTCCTTCAATTTCATATACTTCGTCGCTCATAGCAAAAACAGAGCTGTCCCATTCGTAAAGAGCCGGTGCGTCTTGCTGAACATATTCGTTTGTGTCGACTTCTTCAGCCGGAGCTGCGGTAACTTCTAGGTCTGCTACAGGGATAGAATAACCCAAAGACTCTAAAAGTGCGTTGCGCTTCTCGTCGGAAATCGACGCTTGACCGCAAGAATTATTTTCATTTATAATGTATTTCATGGTTAACAAAGGGGTTAAATCTATTTCCCTACAGTTTATCTAGTAAGGATAAGATTTAAGAGAGGTTATTTTTATATATCAATTCTTCAATCTTTTTGATGCGTTCGTCTTGTTCTGCGTCTCTAGCATCAATATCTTTCTGCGAAACGGTATTGTGGATGGTAGAGAATTTCTTAACCCACGTTCTTCCGCGTTTAGATAGAAGTGGCACAAAGACAAAAATTAACATGTACATCCAACCTAAATCCCACACTAAACCTTTAGTTTCGTGGATGGTGGATGCTACGGTTCCAGGTGCTGGTTTACCCGCTTGAACAGCGGCTAACGCCACATTAGTATCGACGGTCTGGGAAGGGAAAGCCATTTGTGCGGCTGTAACTCCTCCTGCACCACCAATAGCTGCTCCTCCTGGTCCAGCAACGGCGGCTCCAATAGCCGCACCGGTCGCCCCACCCGCAATTGGTGCTAAGGTAGAACAACCGGTTAAGGTTATTAATAGCAGAAGTTCTGCTATTCGTCTCATATTATTCGTCAGCAGGAGCGTCTGATTCCTCATCAGCGCCTGTTACGTATTCAACTGCGTCATTTACAACCTCTTGAGTTGTATCAATAGCACCGTTAATCATAGAGCATGACAAAAGAAATACTCCAGCGAGAACACCCACAGCAAACATGAAAAGAGATTTCCAGTTTCCAAGAATGAGCGAGTTAATATTATCTAAGATAGTTTTCCACATAGTTCTATTATATAGGTTTTAAAAAATTAATTAAAATATTATTTCGATTATTCTGTTGCATCTGAAGGGGGTGGGAGGGAAATCGTAACATTTTGAGGTGTGATGTATCCTCTCAGGTACATATACCCTCTTTCCGTGGATGCACTCGTACTATTTTTATATCTGAAATAGCCACCGCCTGTTCCATCTGCATCTATCAATGCAATAATTGATGAATTTGTATCTTCAGACTCAGGACCAGCTTCGTCAGCGCCTCTAGCCTTGGCGACAACCCAATCACCATCTCTACCCCTAACCCAAAGGTGTGGGTCGGTTGCGGTCTGATTCGGTCCGTCGCCTACTATACCGGCATAAAGAATTACGTGTGTTGCGTTTTCTGGGTAACCGGCGTCTAGAGCGGGTCTAAAAGATGTCCACGTTGTGTTGCCTATGCTGCTGTTAACGGTTTTTGAGGATGTAGTCGTTATCTTAGACGCATCTAAACTAGCAAATGCGTCTATTAACTGGGCTCTAAGTGTATTAAGTTGTTGTTGTATGCTGGCTAATCCATTAGCCCTATCAACTTCCTCGCCCAAACGTGTTTCTTGGTAAGAAGCGGTGACCACAGGATTTGTAACGCTTGGATTAACAGAAGCAGCTAGAGATTGACGTTCAGCTAAAGTAAGTTCCGCAGTGCGAAAGAACGGACGAATATCATATAGCCAAGACTGAGGGATTGGGTTATTTGCTCCATGATTGTCTCCCACATACACATATGCAATTGGGAGAAAGAAAGAAGCGTTACGTTGACTTTGTGCCCATTCTTCTAGGCTGTCACGGATATCTTCTCGTGAAAAACATATATTTACAACATCATCAGGTAGAGGGTACGTACCTATACGCTTATCCGTACTTAAAGTTCCATCAGGAAGTTTAGTAGTACCGTTCATTGTCTCAGTGGGTTGTCCAATGGTGTGGAACCTTTCCCCAACAGTTATTCCCACTTCTCTATTTGGGCTGGAGTTAATTAACCCTGCTCCTTTTACAACAGCAAGTTTAGCTTGTCCATTCCCAATAGCAACATCTAATTCCTCAGCATTCCCCGGAATAAAAGGGTCGTCGAGTGCACCATTGACTGTAGTAATTCCTACAACGTCAATACGTGCTCTTGGAGGGTCGGTAATAGGTTCATTGTCTCCCGGAAAATGTTCTTCAAAGCCATCGTTGCTCCATCCGTCAATACTAATAGTACCTCCAGGAAAATTAATTAAGGATAACCGTCCCACAGATGCAGCCGGATTTTTCTTACCATCTTCATCTATATTATTTGGAGGATTATCCGTAGAATAGTGTCCTGGGTCAGTAACTCCCCCACGAATGGTCGGAGGAGTGTTCATTTCTCTAGTTCCGTTATCCACCCCATTTAAGACGGAAGCAGGGACTCCATCTCCAGCGGAACTTCTTTGTACTCGTCCAATAAAGCTTCCTGGGCGTACTGAGATAGTTCCGGGAATAGCGTTATCTATGTAGGGTTGGAGTTCTAACACTCCATTACGGTTAACCGTTACCCCTACACTGGCTTGTTGCAATTCGTCAATTTGAGTTTGCAATCGCTTATCATTCTTCAATAAATCTTGAAGCGGTAGGTTATCGACCTTAAAATAGTATGGGTCGGACGGTAAATAAAATCTGATGTCTTCTGAGATACGTGCCATTATAATAATCTATCCATATCGAATAAGTTGAGGGAGCGAACTCCTAATCCGTAAGTGTACGTTGCTAGGGCGTCTCGCCCTTCTCCTCCAGCGGAGCCATTTTGGTGAGACCTATAGACGGATACACCATTTACTTTATCCTCCGATAAATGTTTAGCATTTTGCCAGACATTCGCGGCTGATTGGTCGAACCAATTTCGCATATATCCTTGCCAATCCATATTAATAGGAGGTGCCGGGAATTCCGGCTCAGCCGTCGTATATATCCAACCCTTATCTGGGTTACCTGCGTAGGCTGCAGTACCGTTTCCGGATACTACGTTATAGGAACTAAACCCGCCTATCCGTTGTCCCATGGTAGCTACCCCCCTATCGGCTAAGTTTGAAGGGTGCCCCCACCCAAACACCCGGACGGCGCCAGACGTTTGGTAAAGACCTTCTATAAAATCCGAGTCCGTACCAACTTTTCTTTGTTGGTCGGAGTTAGATAATGTACGAACATTTTGTGTCCAGTGAGTATACCCTTGTCCATTTATTTGGTCTACGAACGAGCCTCCTAAATCAGCGCTACCTCTATAAGAGCCATCGCCAGCTGAATTCTGTATAGTTCCACTTAAGGTACTTACATCATAATAGCTTTTTAGGTCTCCGCGAGTTGAGAGCATGAGCCTATATACTCCTGCATTATAGAATGAATTTCCCAGTGCGCCATAAGTAGTTCGACGTGCGCCACAACCATAATAATCTAACGATACACCATTCCACCATTTTCCAAAAGGACCGTGGTAGTTAGCCCCGGTCACAGTAGGACCAGGTAATGACGCTTGTAAGCCCAAACAATAAGTTTCGGGGTCGGAGTTATTAATCAAACAGTTGGATGCGTGAATTCGAGATGTGTCTGCGACGTTCCACATATGAATCCTAGACCCCATACAGGTTAAGTCTCCTGCAAGGTTGATATTATTTTGTGCGTTACCTGTAGAAGACCATCCATAGTTACCTAATCTAAACCCACCAGTTCTCTCATCCCCTATACAGGCGGTTGAAGCTGGGTTGGTGGTTCCATTAAAGGCAGCGCCGAGACCGGCTTTACTGCCAAACCCGACAGGGGAATATAGATTGTTCCAGCGGGAGCTCGTGGCGCCCACTTTATTTGTAGTGACAGGCGAATCATGCAGACGCCCTGTTTGCCAGTTATCTTCATTTTCACCAGTGGAACCTCCTGGTATACTACCAAAATCATCAATAGTAT